ATATAAAGGTAAACCGCCGATTGTTGGTTTTTCTGACCGAATGGCTGTTTTAAAAGCCTGTAAATATGTTGATCAAGTTGTCGCTAATTCTGGTGGCGCTGATTCCAAGCCAACGATTTTAGAAATAAAACCTGATATTATAGCCATTGGCACTGATTGGGCCAGAAAAGACTATTACAAACAGATGCAGTTTACCCAAGATTGGTTGGATGAAAAAAATATCAGCTTAATATACATTCCTTATACCAAAGGCATTTCTTCAACAGAAATTAAACAAAGAATATGATAACAGTGATTTGCACTACTCCTAAGAGAGAAGCGTGGCTAAAGGATTGTTTGCAATCTTTTGGTGAAAGGCCAGTTATGATTTTATCTGACTATACTTTTGAAATAGGTAAGATAAATTTTGTAATGAAACACACAAATATTGAAAAGTTTTTGTTATTGCAGGATTCAGTTATTTTTAAAAATGTCGAAAAGTTTTACGAAACTCTTTCGCAATATCAAGGCTCTGTTTCGGTCAACAGTTATCCAGGATTTTATGGTTCATATATGGGCGTTTATGAAAGAAGAATACTTAAAAAAATGCAAATCCCAATAGCCAGATCAAAGAGAGATCAAGTAATTTTTGAAACAACTTTCAATAAAGGTTATGTGGAACTTTTGGGCGGCTCTGTTCCAATTATGTATCCTGAGTTGAATGATCTCAACAATACAGGTCTTGCAGAACGACATGGTAGAACAAATCTGGTTTTAGAAAATGACGTTATGATAAAATACAAAGGAACATGGCGTTGGGATCAAATTAAAGATTAAATCACAAATAACTTAACTACAAATAAATGAATACTTTGTCTCCGCAATTAATTTCATTTCCTAAGCCACAAATCCACCTCAAAGGATGGGGTTCAGAAACTTGGCTAATTAATTGCCCCGATTATTGTTGCAAGTTTCTTGACTTTAAAAAAGATGCCAAGGGCAGTATGCACTTTCACGATAAAAAGCATGAAACTTGGTACATCCTTTCTGGAACCGTCTGTGTTTCTTGGACAGACGCTAATACAGGAATGACAAATAAAAAAATCATAGCTCAAGGCGAAATGGTAGATATTCCACGTTTGCAGCCGCATCAAGTTTATGCTTTGGAAGAATCCCGTATTCTTGAAGTCTCTACCCAACATTTTGAAGAAGACTCTTATCGTGTTCTTCCTGGTGATTCTCAATCACGAACAACTTAAAAGCAAATAAGTATGAAATTTGAAATTACTCAAGGTTGTACCGCATATGACTTTACTGTAGACGGAAAACGGTACAATGATCTTTCCTCAGAAGAAAAAGCAAAAATTATCGATCATGTTCTGGCAAAGGTAAAAGAGCAAATTCTTAATAATCACATGGCGTTTGAAGGAATCATGGAGCATTTCCAATATGATTATCATGAAATTGGCCCTAAATGCGGTCAATGCGGAGATTCGGTAAGTAAAACAATCATTACTATTTGATGAAAAATCAATTCAAATTGACTAACGTTCAAGATTTGCCAATGATCGTTTACGAAGATTTCGATATCATTTCCAATGAAATTATAAAAAATAAAAATTTTTATGAATTTGAAATTTTTAATAAATGGAAATCTTACTTCCCATCTGACGGACTGATGTTAGATATTGGAGCTAATATTGGAAATCATTCATTGATGTTTCACAAATATTTTCCTAATTTAAATATATGGTCTTTTGAAATTCATTATGTTAATTTTACTTTCTTAAGAAAGAACACTGAACTTTATCCAAAAATCAAGTGTTTTAATGTTGGGGTTGGTAGTTGCAACGGAATAGTTCACTATGGAAATGGGCCTGAGTTTAACAAGGGCGGCGTAACAATTTCTCCAGATGGTCAGAATGTCAATTTCGTATTATCTTTAGATAGTTTTTCATTTCCAGAGCCTGTTAAATTTATAAAAATAGACATCGAACAGCATGAATTTTCTGCATTTCAAGGTATGACAAATATGTTAAAAAAAGACAAACCCATAATTTGGTTAGAAGATTTTAATGGAATAGCAAGTGAATATTTATTTAATTTAGGTTATCAAATTATTGATGTAGAAGAAAACACTCACAATTATTTAATGACAAATAAATTTTAAAAAAATCTTTTGACTAATTCTGTGAAACAATCATTACTATTTAAATGATTAATAATGTTTATAAGTTGTCTGATGAGCAGCGCAAACTTGCTGAAAAACTTGGCATGGCTCGCAACAACGCAAAACATGAATCGTTCCGAGATAAAGATCGATTTAAAATTAACAGAGAAAGCGGCTACTCTCATATCCTTGGCATCTCTGCCGAGATCGCCTACGCAGCTTTAACTAATCAAGAAATCGATACTAAAATTTATGACCTTGGCGATCAGATTGATTTTGATGGTGTTGAAATCAAGGCTGCGACTTGGCCCCATAAGAATATTGAATTAAAAATTCCTTTTGAAGAATATGAGAAAAAGAATCCTAAAATCTATGTTCTCGCCAGAATTGACAAAAATTACACTACAGTTGAATTCATAGGTTCAATCTCAAGAAAAACATTTGACCAGTTAAAGTACCACAAGAAGCATACCCAAGTAGATAACTGGTGCGTCAACGAAGATCAAATGTTCAAAGTCCTAGCCTTCTTCAAGGATGGCAAGTACGAGCAAAAAGAATTTAATTCAAAAAAAATCTCTTGACCCCGTTCCATTTTGTGTCAGAGTAAGCACCATGCAACTCGCACTCTGCTGCATCTCCAACGTTCTTGCCGAGCAAGGTCACAAGTTCCAGACTATGACCTTGACCCGTTTTTTGTCGCTGCCCCGTGCAGACGCCATTCGCACTCTCAGTGACCGCATCCTCAACAACTTTATTGTTACCAATCGCGTCATTCAGCATTGCGCCGACACTGGCATTGCTGGCTACCGTTTGTCGTCCACGCTCACTCCTGTTATCGACCATCCTGACGTTAATCTTCGTCTCGACCAGTTGCCTAACTGGTCTGACCTTCGCGCCGCTCTCGACACTATCGCCGCTACCATCAAGCGTACTGGTGTTCGCATCTCCGCGCATCCTTCAGAGTTCATCACTCTTACCAGCACCGACGACGCCGCTATCACTAACAGCATTCGTGACCTGACTGCTCACGCTGACCTTTTCGACTTGCTCGACTTGCCACTCGACTACCGTTCACCGCTCAACATTCATTGTCGTCAAGACGGCGACCCTGCTGTTATCTCTGCTCGTTTCCTTTCCAACTTCAATCGCTTGCCAGCCAATGTTCGCTCTCGTCTTGTGCTAGAGGTCAACGACAACGTTGACGGCACTTGGTCCGTATCCAACTTGCACAAGTATTTCTTTGTTCCCGCTGGCATTCCAATTACCTACGATTCTTTGCACCGTCAGTTCTGCAATCACGGCAACGACGACGCCGCAGACTTTCACCTCGCTTACTCCACTTGGCCCACAATTCCTTTGTTTCATTACTCAGAAGGTATTGACAATACCCGCAAACACGCTATGATGCCTCTCAATTCACCAAATAACTATGGCAAGCCCGTGTTCTTCGACGTAGAACTCAAAGGCAAAGACCATGCAATTTACCACATCCTCAAAAATGCAAACAAAAATTAACAAGGTTAGAGATCAAGTAATCATTAAACTTAACAAGCTCGGAATTGAATTCTCTGTAGAAGACATGGAGATTGAAAAGGACGATCTTTCTTCTAAGCTGACTGGATACAAGATTGTTGCAACTAATTTGATGGGCTGCATTGTTCCTAATTTTTATAAGAAGCGCCCAGAATATTTAATCTTTAACGATAAACTGGTTTCTCATTTGATGTCAGAAGGTCACGATGACTCCTTCATTGAAGAGCACGGCAAGATTTGGACTCACCTTTTGAAACAGTCTGACTTCGTGGAAGTATTCAAGCAGTGCCACACAATTTAAATTAATTTAAAATGAATCGTACCCTTTTGTTTTCGTCCTCCAACGTCAACAACATTTACAAACTCTACGAGATTCTGAACACTGAGTTTTTGAAGCGGTTCAAGTGCGCCGCAGAATTTCGCATCACCACCCTTTCTCACTCACGGGACTTTTCTTTGTCAGTCGAAGATGCCTCTGAAGAAGAGCGTAAGTGGTTGCAAGACGCCACTTTGAAAATTCTCGAAAGAAATTTTGAAAAAGTAGTTGACGAAACGTAATCCCTGTGGCATTCTTTGCCTGTAAATCAAATTGCTCCCATGATTGTCAAATCCATCCAGCGAAACGTTGTTGAATCTCACGATTTCAAGTCTGAAATCGCGACCATCGATGCGAATGAGATGCGCTACATCTCTTCGCTTCTGCGGAATAACTACTCCAATGTCATCTTGGCAACTGCACGTGAAACCATCGCGAATGCAGTTGACGCGAACAAGGGTTCGTCCCGTGACGTTGAGATCACTGCCCCCACTCGCCTGAGTCCCACTTTCGTTGTGCGTGACTTTGGCGCGGGGCTTTCCGAGTCTGACCTCTTTGGCCTCTACACCAAGTATGGTCGCTCCACCAAGCGCGGCGATAACGATTCAATCGGCGGTTTCGGCATTGGTCGTTTCGCGCCGCTATCGTACACCGATTCGTTTACGGTTACGTCCCGTCACAAGGGTAAGGAGATCATCATCTCGGTGTACGTTGACGAGCATGGCGACACTCGCTTCACCAAACTCTCTGACACTTCCACTTCTGAACCGAGTGGCGTTGAGATTTCTGTTGCGGTCAAGAGCGAGGACATTTCCAACTTCGAATGCGAAATCAACAAGGTGATTCGTTTCTCTGACGAGAAGTTTGTTTGCAAAGGTTTTTCGCGTTTGGTCCCAGAGTGGGTGATCAAGAACGCTGATTGGGGAGTAGAGAAGAACAGACGCTCCGATCCTATCATTGTGATGGGTGGCATTTCTTACCCGCTGAATCTTGACAATCTTGCAAATCATCCAATTGCCTCGTCAAAGATTTACAAGGCTTTCTCTAGTTCTTACGTTTCTCATTTCTTCGTCTTTTTCTTTCCGGTTGGCTCGGTTGCACTGCACCACTCTCGCGAGAATTTAGAATACAACGCGCAAACCAAGAACTTCATTGCTCGCGCCATTTCTAAACTGGAGACCGAAATCAAAACGCAAGTTCAAAAAGAAATCGATTCGATTTCTGATTCAGCAGAGTTTTTCAAAAAGCTGTATCTTTTGAGCGGCTCCAATAACCTTGAGTCGCTTTGCTGCGATGCCAATTATAACTTCACTGACGCCAATAAAAATGTAATTAAAATCAATGGAGATCCGATTGTTCCGTTGGCTATTTACAGAAAGTCACGCAACACTCGCAATCTTGTGCGGTTGTCAAAGAAAACCCAGAACGTCGAAAAGACTATTAGTGCCAAGACGTTTTATGCTGGTGGAAACAACTGGCATATCGTTATCAATGATAACGTTAAAAACATTCAAGATCGCGTTAATGGATTGATGACCTCCAAGGGAATCGATGGTACAATCTATGTAGTTTCCCTTGCTGATGCTGAAAGCAAATTGCTTTACAAGCATAACTCTTGCGATCATATTCACCTCGCTTCTAAACTCACTCCTGTTTCGCCCAAGAGTAAAGAGTTCAACAATATACGCAAAATCTTTTCTAATAGCCACTGGAGCTACAGCTTCAAGGAAAAGGTTCCAGTGCCAACCGATCCTTTCTATTATGTTGATATCAAGCATAATGGTGGCAACAATTACGATATTCTTTTCGGAGACTTGAAGGATTTCGGCCAAAGTGATTTCAGACAGCTTTGGAAGATCGCAAGGCATTTCGGCATCAACTACGATACTGTTTACGGTGTTCTCGACAGGACCGATCTCCCTGCCCACGCTATCAATTTGCATGATGTTTTCATGCCCAAATTTAAGACTGCTATCGCCCAATTTAAATCAATTTTAAATACCAGAGAAGAGAAAGAAGTTCGTCGTGATGCTTTGCCAATGATCTCTCATTGGGAACACTTCAGAAAGGAACTCCCTGACAATCACCCCATCTCAGTTTACTTTGACCTCTGGAATGTCAGCGGAGACATAGATGGAGATAATTCTCCTTTCTCTGACGAACAGAAGAAAGAGTTCAATATCTTGTGCGATTTCCCTCGTAAGTATGCTGACGATAAGGTTGTTCCCACTCTTGACCCAAAAATTTCTGAAAAAATCAAGCAAGAAGCCTTGACAATCAAGGAGACTTATCCGATGATGTTCGCACTGTTCGAAGGTCGCTACGGCTCCTTCTACGGTATCCAGAACGCCAAGAAATTAGTCCTCGACTACATC